CGCCCCTGCATCACTGCAAGCCCTCAATATTCAGAATTCACATTCAACTACCCCAACACAACCGTGTCACAATGGCCTTCAACTCCGTCCGCAACTACCTTGCCGAACGTCTCGCTCGCGTCAAAGAAGAATGGAAACTTTTCCAATCACATGACTCCGAACAAGAACAGACCCAACAAGCTCACCTCGACTCTGACCTTCGTCGTTATTACGAACGAATCTCATCTGATCCATCAAACGAAGCAAAACATCGTATGCTCAACCAAGAGTTCTCAACTCTCACAGAAGCTATGCGCCTCGACAATGAATCACGTCACCAACCTTTCGAACTACATAGACCAATCGAACCCGACTGGACCTATCCCGAACACCGTGAACCTGCCCCTGGAATCATCAAAGTTCCACTATTCTACCACACCGGAAACATCATCAAAGCAGACCCGCTTACTTCCCGACCCCTAGACCCCGACAATGACTCAGACGCCTTTGAATCCTACATCCCAGGAGATATTGACTTTGGACCCGCAATCGACCCGATTCTCGAACAACTCATCATCCGCAAATACCCCACCTACCTTCCGTACATAAATAAGTACTGCCGCCCCGCTGGAACCACCGACGCCACATTCCGTGACTTCAACAAAGAACAGAAACCATCTGATCCTATCCCAGAAGACCGACAAGAACATGTCCTCAAGCACGTATTTCGCCTCCTCGACGCCACTCCCTACCTACCGATCCACTTTGTCGATACTCAATACGCAAAGACACCCCTCGTTACTGGCACTGGATACCACAATCGATTTTCCTACAAACAGCGCGCCCACGCAAAGTACTCTCATCCCGAAGAATACTCCTCTCGACCTACGTCAAAAGGCTTCTTCTACAATGCTACTTACGAAAACGCTCGCACGATCATTCACAAGATCAAGGAATCTGGAGTCCCCTTCAACTTGCACTTCCTCCCCGAAGATCAAGACCTCACTGACCTACAAGTCCAAGAGTACATTGATAAATGCAACGACTTCTTCAACGATTACCCGACACTCCTTTTCACACGCAACCACATCTCCGACAGAGAGAAGACTCTCAAAGTCCGACCCGTATATGCCGTTGACGATCTTTTCATCATCATCGAACTTATGCTCACCTTCCCTCTCCTTGTCCAAGCACGCAAACCTTCCTGCTGCATCATGTATGGTTATGAGACAATCCGCGGTGCTAACCACCTGCTCGACTCTATCGCTCGCTCCTACCGAACATTCTTTACAATAGACTGGTCTGGTTTTGACCAACGCCTACCCCGCGTCATCACCGACATCTACTACACCAAGTTCCTGCACCG